AGACATTAGCTTTGAAGAAGCCACTTACATCAAAGAGCAGTGGGTCAATACCTATGGCATGCGTGAGCTCAGCCTTATTCCCAACAAGAAAGAAGAACACAGCACTGAGTGGACTGGCGGAGAACTACAGTTTGAAAGCGTGGATGCCATTGTACTCAATCAGATCCAGGCCATTGATTCTGATGTAGTAGATAGACAGGTTTTAACACAGATTTATCAAGGACTTACCCGTTGATTATTTTTAAAAATCTCACAATTAAAAACTTCATGAGTGTGGGCAATGTGACACAAGCTCTACGCATGAATCAGCACGGATTAACCCTGGTACTGGGCAATAATCTCGACCTTGGTGGCGATGGCGCTCGCAACGGTGTAGGTAAAACCACCATTGTCAATGCACTGAGTTATGCTATTTTTGGGTCAGCATTGACCAACATCCGTAAAGAAAACCTAATCAACAAGACCAACGGCAAGAACATGTTGGTCACTGTTGAGTTTGAAAAAAACGGCAACAAATACACTATTGAACGAGGCCGTAAGCCAAACCTACTGCGCTTTATTGTTGATGATCACGAAGTCAACGAGGCAGGCACTGACGAAGGTGCTGGCGAAAATCGCGTGACTCAAGAGGCCATTGATCGTGTTGTGGGCATGAGTGCTGAAATGTTCAAGCACTTGGTTGCTCTTAACACCTACACTCAGCCGTTCCTGAGTCTACGAGCCAACGAGCAAAGAGACATCATTGAAGAACTACTTGGTATAACCTTGCTCAGTGAAAAAGCAGAAATTCTCAGAGAACTGATCAAGACCAACAAGGAAGCCGTACGAGACGAAGAAGCAAAAATCAAAGCCTTGCAAGAAAGCAACAGTCGTATTCAAACAACCATCGACGATCTTGAACGAAGAAGTCGTACTTGGGCCACCAAGAAAGTTGCTGACATGACAGAACTCAATGGTGTCATTGAGGAACTTGAATCCACAGACATTGAAGCCGAGCTAGAGGCTCATCGTGCTGTGGCTCTCTACAAGGAAAACGAAAATCGCCTAAAGTTAGCCAATAAAGAATTGGCTGCTAGGCAGAGTGGTGTAAAGAAATTACAGGAAACCTTGGCGCTGTCGCAAAAGAGTTTGGCCGAGATTGTGGAACACCGTTGTCCCAGTTGCGGGCAAGATGTGCATGATAAACAGCATGAAAAAATGACTGCGTCAGTGCAGGCAACCATTGACTCAACTATTGCGGCTCTCAAAGAAGAACATGGATACCTAGCGCAGGCCAATATTGCTGTGAAGACCATCGGAGACTTGGGTGCGCGGCCAAAGACCAAGTACTTGGAAGTTGAGGATGCTGCCGCTCACAAGAATCATCTTGATCACTTAAAACAGCAATTGCTCAACAAGGATGCTGAACAAGATCCTTATCAAGAACAGATTTCTACGCTAAAAAATACAGCATTGGCAGAAATCAGCTGGGACGAAATCAATCGGCTGACCAAAATGCAAGAGCACCAAGACTTTCTTCTCAAGTTGCTTACTAGCAAGGACTCATTTGTCCGAAAACGCATAATTGAGCAAAATTTAGCCTATTTGAATCATAGACTAGGCTATTACTTGGATAAGTTACAATTACCACACCAGGTTTCTTTTAGAAGCGATCTCGAAGTTGATATCAGTCAGTTGGGTCAAAGCTTTGATTTTGATAATCTGAGTCGTGGAGAAAGAAATCGACTAATTCTAGCATTGAGCTGGAGTTTTAGAGATGTGTATGAAAGCTTTACCGAACCCATGAACTTGTTGTTCATTGACGAATTAGTAGACTCAGGTATGGATCAAATTGGAATTGAAAACGCTATGGCCATTCTCAAAGCCATGGGGCGAGAAATGAATCGCAATATCTTCTTGATCAGCCATAGAGACGAACTGGCTAGCCGAGTCAACAATGTCTTGTCCGTTGTTAAGCAAAATGGGTTCACCATGCTGGATACAGATACACAAATACATGAGATTAACTAAGGAGACATTTAATGTCAAATCATGAAACATTACTCGAGCAATTTGAAGCCTACAAGGCTGAAAACGAAAAGTTTGCTGTCAAGGGCGTAAAGGCCAGTGCGGCTCGTGCTCGTAAAGCACTACAGGAAATGAGCAAGGCTATCAAGGAACGCCGCAAGGAAATTACTGCGGAGAAAGAAGCTCTTGCGGCCAAGTAATGACATGGCTGTACCAAGAGGCTGTTGTTAACACCCTACCAGAAGATTGCGTGGGATTTGTGTATTTGATAACAAATATCACAAACAATCGTAAGTACATTGGGAAAAAGTTGGCTAAGTTTAGCAAGACAACTTACAAGGTCGTTAAACAAAAGAATGGTATAAAAAAGAAAAAACGCATACGAAGTAAAATTGGCAGCGACTGGCAAGAATATTATGGCTCATCGCCTGAACTAAGCAAAGATGTAGAACTCTTAGGCAAAGACAACTTTATCAGAGAAATTCTACATTTTTGCAAAAGCAAATCCGTTTGTAGCTACTTGGAAGCAAAAGAACAATTCGATAGAAAAGTATTAGAATCACTGGACTACTACAACGGTCATATTCAAGTTAGAGTTCACGGCTCTCACATCCTAGACAAATTATAACTCACCCCGGTCCTACTGCGTAAAACGCAAACTACAAAAGGCTTCTTATCACTACCGATAAGCCTGTGTCGGCTGGTTACTAGACACCCATAAAACCTGGCACTTGGGTTGCACAGGGGACGGAACACCTGACGCGGTAGCAGGGACTTGATCGCCACTATCCTTGACAGGACGCAATTCATGGTATGAAACGAATTGGCGCAAGTATACGAAGACCAAAAAGAGTAGGCTCTGGTGAACTATTACAACCTACAATATTACGCAAGCAGATTGGATTGCTTTCGTAATATGCGTTATTACAAGACAAGCGTGAAAGGGTACAGCGTAACCGCCCTAGCTGGAAACAGTTGCTTAATCCAATGTGACATGGGGGTCTGAGTCAAGATCAAAATGTTTTTCTTAGCCGGTAAAACGGCTAAGTGTGACTGGTAAATCTAAGTCAAGTAATCATATTGTATATCACTTGATTCACTTTAAAATAAGTTAAGACTTTTTCTAAACTTTTTAGATTGTATCATTAAAATCTGAATGAGTAGAGCGAAGCGATACGAAATTCAAGGGCGATGAAATCGCCCTATCTAGATGAAACATGTTAAAATCGAGATCTGGCGAAACCTTTCTTGCCATAGTATGCTTCGGTTTTTTCTTTGATGGTTTCACTGAGTATTTGTCTTTCGAGATAGCTCATGGCCCAAATCTCATTGATGCTGATAGCACCCCAAATACTCAATGTTGATACTTCTTTGATTAAGGCTCTTGCCTCGGTTTCTATGCTGTCAACAAACCGACGGATTTTGGGTCCGTCAGTTCCAAGCATCAAGAGCCTACGGCGAAAAAACTTGTGGGATCAAACAGCATATCTGATTTGTATTCTTCACCGCAGTAGTCACACTTGACAGTGACTTCTCTGGTAATTCCAAATGTGCCAAACTTTTTGAGTTCTTGATCTAGCCGTTCGTTGCTGGCTCTATCTAGATTCTTGACCCAGTCATAGATGTGTGCATAGTTTGTTACCTGTGTACCGTCGGGTAGTGTCACAGACATAATGCTCTGTGCCAGGGTTTCTTGACTGAGATCTACCAAGGCTGCATAGCCTTTGTTGGCCACTTCGGCTTTTTGATCAACTGTGGAGTTTTCTCTGGATTCCAAAGCCTGTAGTTGACGCATGGTAACAAATTGCTGTCTCAGCAAGCGACTTTGAGCATCTAGAGTATAAGGTTTTAGCTCAACTTTGATTCCACTGCTTAAAGTAACCTTGCCAACATCTTGCTCAATGGGCTTTAGTGTGGCCAAAATGCCACCAAGGCTCACAGTGATTCTTTGTGATTTACCTTCACTTTCGGTACATCTATGCACTACATCTAATTCCATATCATCGCCGTAGCTGGCCATACGCATAGAAACTAGAATGGCATCAATGTCCGGTGCTGGAATTTCATTTACATCTTTGATGTCCGGTGCAACGCTGGCCAGCACATGCTTTAGTGCTTCTCCGTTGAGCAAGGAATCTGGGTTTTTGAGTACCATTTCGTCTTTGGCAGTCATTGGATAAACTGCCAATTCATTGGTTTCAGACAGCTTGGGGGGAGTTTTATAAAAACGCCCGCCGGATGGTAGCTCAATGTAGTTGCCGGGCCTGCGATAAAACTGGCTTAGTGGGTTGGCCGGTGGCAGGGGCTTTTTGAGCGGGTTTTGATTATCCATGTACTTAATCCTTAACGATAAATAGGTTCATAGGCCTATTGCATAATCTATTTATGTGGTAATTTAATGGCCACAGGACCGTAATTTAATGGCTGATCTCAGCGAAGAAACCGCAAATAATCTTTCTCGTGCAATAGAACGGCTCACTGACAAAATGAGCGATATGGGTTCCAGCATGGGTCGAGGCAACAGCTCGCCATTGCCTGGCCGCGGCAAAGGCAAGGACAAGGATGCCGGCAGTCTTCCCAACGAAGAACTGGAAAAAATGAAAAAGCGGCTGAAAGCTCTCAACGACGAGCTGGATGCTGCCGGAAAACTCAACGACAAAGAATTCAAAGAACGCGAAGAACTTATTAAAAAAACCAAAGACCTAACTGGCAAAACCGAAAAGGCTGCTGACAGTTATAAAGATCTAGAAAGAGGTCTAAAGAGCTTTGGTAAAGGCCTGCTAACGGGCAAAGGTGATGCGGCACAGGCATTTGACGGACTGTCTAGCACACTATCAAACAGTTCTAGCAAGATAGGCAATGTGTTAGGCGGATTTGCCGGCGGTGTAAGCTTTATGCTACAGGCCTTGACCGGCTTTGCTGATGATGCAAGACAACTAGGTGGATTTGCAGACCTTGGTGCATTTAAAATTGGTTCTATCAAGCAGGCCAAGTTAATGAGCGGTCTTGGCGAAAGTTTTATCAAGACTATTGAACTTAGTCAGGGCGGATTTAAAGCCTTTGGCAGCAATTCACAGGAATCTGTAGAAGCACTAAGCGAATTGGCCAGAGGTTTTAGAGTTGGCAGCAGTGTTATCAGCAGATCCTTAGCAAGAAATCTAGGACCAGAATTAACCAAGACCATGGATCGTGCTCAACGAGCCACAGCAGCCATGGGTCTTAGCCAAGAAGATCAGGCCGCAGTTATGGGCTCACTGAGTCAAACTATTAGCCTGACCGCCAAGAGTGAAAAAGAAGCTCAGCAGATGATGGTCAAGCAGTATGCAGCCACCACTGAAGCAGCAAGAACTCTCAGCAATACCTTTGGTGCCAGCGCCAAAGATATCTTAAAGGCCATGAATGAATTTAGATCATCAATGGGTGGTCAAGCAGCCGCAGCCATGGGTCTTGATGTTGAAGGAGCAAATCTTGCAGCAATGATGCAGCAGATGGGTGTTGCACTAGACCCTGACAAGATGTCCAGAGTAGCCACACTGTTGGCTATGGGTGATGAAGGACAAGCAAGAGCCATAGTCAATCCTGAACAGCAGCAGACTATGGATTCTGTAATAAGAGCCATGCGAGCAGCACAAGGTATGGAAGGTGGTCTTGCCAATGCCCAGAATCTTCAAAGTGGTGCCAGAGGAGAAATTGGCGCACTAAGAGAACAGTTTGAACAGCGCAGAGGCATGTTGTCTGATGCAGCCTATGCAGATCCTGCAATTCGTGCAAAGCAGGCTGCTGAAAGAATGACCTTGCAGCAACAAGCCGAAGCCGGCGATGCAGAAGCAAAACGAAAACTAGAAGCACAAGGAACTACCACAGAAGCTGGTAATATCACTGCAATGAACAAGCTCACAGATGCGTTGAACTCATTGCGAAATGTTATCATTGGTCTAACCGCAGGCGTTGTGGCTTTGGTTGGTATATTACCAGCAGTGCTAGGTGCAGGCGGCATTGGTGCTGTACTCAGCGGTGGCCTAGGTGGCAAACTTCTAGGAGGCATTGGTGAAAAGCTTGGCGGCATGTTAAGCAAGGTACCAGGTTTAGGCAAACTGGGAGCAGGTGGTGCAGCCAAAGCCGGTGGCAGTGCTGTCATGGATAAAATGGCCGGCGCAGTTGGCAGCGGTCTAAGCAGTTTTGGCGAAATGCTGGGCAAACTTGGTGACAACAAAACAGTCAAAGGTGCAGGAACAATTGCATTATTAGGTGCGGCATTGGCCTTGGCCGCACATGGATTTAAAACTTTTGGTGAAGTCAAATGGGAAGGCATGCTCAAAGGCACAGTTGCCTTAGGTGGCCTAATTGCAATTGCTCGCTTGGTTGGTGAGGCCACCACATCTATGGTCAAAGGTGCCGCAGGCATTGCCATACTTGGAGCAGCATTGCTGTTGTCGGCGATTGGATTTAAAACATTCAATGAAGTAAACTGGGACAGTCTTGTCAAAGGCGCTCTAGCCATTGGAGTTTTAGCTGTTGCAGCCAAGATAATTGGAAACATGTCAACAGATCTCTTTAAAGGTGCTCTAGCCATTGGTGTACTAGGAGCCACAATGTGGGTCGCTGGCAAAGGCTTTGCCGCCTTCAATGAAGTAAATTGGAGCTCTGTGGTAAAAGGTGCATTGGCAATGGGCGTACTTGGTATAGCAGCCATGGCCTTGGGTAAGATTGCACCACAGGTACTGATTGGCGCCTTGGCAATTGCGGTTTTGGGCGGAGCAATGTGGATAGCTGGCAAAGGGTTTGCTAGTTTTAATGATGTTGATTGGAGTGCATTACTCAAAGGAACAGTAGCACTAGGTGTATTGACTGCCGCAGTATTTGCACTTGGAGCCTTAATGCTCAGTGGAGTAGGCGCAGCGTTGTTTGTTGCAGGTATAGCAGCCTTGGTTGGATTAGGCGTTGCTGCCGCTGCTCTTGGTGTTGGGCTTGGTATAGCGTCTATGGGCATGAAACCTTTTGCTGAAGGACTCAAGTCTATTGCTGATATTGATGGTGCCAACCTAATAGCAGTAGGCGCAGGTTTAGCTGCCATTGGTGCAGGTATGGCTGTGTTTGCACTTGGTATGTTGGCTGGCACAGCATCAGGTGTAATCAGTGGCATTGCCAGTTTGTTTGGTGTAAAAAGTCCACTGGACAAAGTCAAAGAATTTGTACCAATGGCAGACAAGATTGCCTTGGTTGGTGAAGGCATTAAGAATTTTGGCGACGGTATACTGTCCTTGAACAAGGGTGTGTCTGAGTTTAACAAAGACGCCTTTGACAATTTAAAAACTTCAATGCAAGAGTTTGCAATAGCCGGCTCAAGTGAAGAAATGCGGTTAACTGCGGAATATTTAAAATCCATTGGAGAAAGCCTTGGTAGTATCAGCCAGATTGAATCGTTACCATCTACAGCGTCACTGGGTGCTGTTGCATCAACTGTAGAACCAGGTTCAATGACAGCAGGCATTACAACATTACCTGAAGGTTCCACACCCACAGCAACAACCGCATCAACTGAAAGCGCACAATCAGCAATGAGTCCTGAGATGGTTACATCAATGATGAGTTATTTGTCTAGTATCCAAAATGATATTGCAGCCATTCGCGGAAACACCAAACCAAACGATTCGTCTGCTCCGGTTAGACTAGGTTAAAAATAAAGGTAAGTAATAGCATGAGTTGGAGAAAACACTTTAAAATTTGGGAACCGCAGTCAGAAATGTCTGGCAACGGGCGCAAGAATGGATCTGGATATGCAGGTGCCAAGTATGCGTCTTGGTTGCAAGATGTCTACAGTGGACAGGCAAACAGAGTTGAGCGTTACACACAATACGATCAAATGGATCTTGACTCTGAGATCAATGCCGCACTAGATACCATTGCTGAATTTTGCACACAGGCCGATCCAAACACCAACTTACCATTTAGAGTTATCTGGAAAGACACTCCAACTGACAGCGAAAATAAAATTGTCGCCGAGTATCTCAAGAAATGGTGTGCCATCAACAAGATTGATCAGAGAATTTTTCGCACCTTCCGTAGTACTCTAAAGTATGGTGACCACTTTTATCTTAGAGATCCAGAAACCTTTGAACTGTATTGGGTCAACGCCAACGATGTCAAACGAGCAGTAATCAACGAAGCCGAAGGAAGAAGCATCGAACAATATGTTATTACCAATATTCATCCAAACCTAGGTACTAAAGTTGCTACTCGACCCATTGACAATGTCAATACATTGACAGGTGCTACTACATTAAACACTCCAAGTGTGTACAGCGCAGGCAGTGGCAATGTAGGAAGAAGCGGTGGCACCGGAGAAGAAACAGTAGTCAGCGGTGAGCATGTGTTGCACATTACTCTCAACGAAGGACTTGACACTAACTGGCCGTTTGGAGCAAGTATTTTAGATAGCGTATTCAAGATTTTTAAACAAAAAGAAATGCTTGAAGATGCTATCATTATCTATCGTGTACAGCGAGCACCAGAACGCAGAGTGTTTTACATTGACACTGGTAATTTGCCAAGTCACCAGGCCATGGCTTTTGTGGAGCGTGTAAAAAATGAAATTCATCAAAAGCGCATTCCAACAAGAACAGGCGGTGGCACTTCGCTTGATGCCAGCTACAACCCATTGAGTATCATGGAAGACTTCTTCTTTGCTCAAACAGCTGATGGTCGTGGCAGTAAAGTTGAAGTTCTGCCAGGTGGTACAGGCCTAGGTGAAATTGACGACCTTAAGTTTTTCAGCAACAAATTGCTGAGAGGTCTAAGAATTCCCAGTAGCTATTTGCCTACAGGCCCAGATGATTCAGCTCTGGCATTCACAGACGGACGCATGGGTACTGCACTGATTCAAGAGTTTAGATTCAACCGTTATTGCAGACGCTTGCAAGGTCTAGTTGCTCCGTTCTTTGACAAAGAATTCAAAGTATTCCTTAAAAATCGTGGTGCCAACATTGACAGTTCCAGTTTTGACATTGACATGCTGGAACCACAAAATTTCAGCGAATACAGAGAAATTGAAATCAACAATGCACGAGCCGCGGTGTTTACTCAGCTAGCTGAAATTCCATATCTATCACATAGATTTAAACTGCAAAAGTTCCTTGGAATGACTGAAGACGAAATCCTAGAAAACGAAAAACTCTGGGAAGAAGAAAATTCAGGCAGCAACGAAAATAACCAAGAAGAAGGTGCAGACTTTAGTGCCACTGGACTAAAAGGCCCTTCAGAATCTGATCTAGATCTCACAGGCGGACTAGGAGATCTAGGAGCACCAGCTGAACCGGCTGCATCAGTTACTCCTGCGCCGGCAGCACCGGCAGCACCGGCAGCACCAGCCGCTTAAAAGTAATTTTAGATAAGTACTAGCATGAGATTCAATGATCTACAAAAAGCCAGTGATGAAATCGAAAAGGAAATTGATCCTGAAGTAGCTTTCTATGGTGATTTGCGTAGAAAGCGACTAACACTAGAGCATGTGAACAAACTGAGAAAAGTACGAGATTTGCGTGAATATGAGAGCAAATCTAAGCTGAAGTTTATCAAACAGATGTACGCTAGGCCACCAGCAGCCTAAATAAAATCCGCCAAAACTAGGCGGATTTTTTATTTATAAGGCCGGGATAATAAACAAAAAACTCCGTTTTTTCTGCCATTTCCTCCGTATTTTCCTGCGCCATTAGTAAGTAGTTATTGGCAAAATACACCCTTACAGGCTGTATACCCCTTAGCGCAAGGAGATAATAAATGAGTAAAACAGTTCTCGAGCAAGCACTAGACCATCTTCTGAATAAAGAAGAAGATAAAGCTACTGCTCTGCTACATGATTACTATGTAGGTATTGGCCGCAAAGTGTACGAAGACATTATGGCTGACGAAGAAATGTTTGATGAGACATCAGATATTTCTGACGACATCGACGAAGTTGATGCAGAATTAACCGAAGAAGACGATGACGAAGCAATGCCACCAGCGGACGGCGAAGCTGCCGCTACCGCTGAACTAGGTGCTGAACTTGGTGCAGAAGAAGGTGAAGCTGCTCCTGTAAGTGCTGATGCAGCTGATGTTGCTGATGCAATGATGGATGTAGAATCTGCTTTGGCAAAGCTAAAGGCCGAATTTGAACAAATGGCTTCTGGCGAAGCACCTGCTGATGCAGCCCCTGCTGATGCAGCACCAGAAGAAGTAACACCAGAAAGTATTGAAGAGTCTGCTGAATTAAGCAAGGTATCTTCTCCAGACAATAGCGATAAAGCTGATGAGAAGCACAGCCCAGTTGCTGGCAAGAATCCAATGATGGCTAGACCAGCTGTTAAGATTGGTGCCAGTTCTGCTGAAGGTGTAGCTAGTGGCACAAGCCCAGCTAAGGCACCATCAGCTCAGGATCTAGGCGGTACTACTAAGCCAGCTCTTAGCAAAGTTTCAACAAAGGGTTAATCCAAAATGAACCTACAGCCACTAAGAGAAAATTTGACATTT